ACATGGACCGATGTATCAGAAACGATGTTGGATGATGCGGATTTCAACGTGTCCGACATGATTCTAGAAGACTCTCGTGAAGTTTTCGCTCCATCAGAGGAAGAAAAATTCCTCAATGGAACTGGTGTAGAAAGTCCAAAAGGTCTTTTCAATAAGACGCCTGTTAGCACAGTAGACGCTTCCAGAGCATTTGGCACTCTCCAATATATCGCCACAGGTAAAGCAGATGGTTTTCTTGCCCCAACCAGCAGTGTTTCTCCTGCCGATGTTCTGATTGAACTCACTGAAACACCTAAGACGGGTTATCTCGGTCGCGCTCAATGGTTGATGTCACGCAGCACTCGCCGTGTCGTTCGTTGCTTCAAGGATGCAGATGGTCGCTTCATCTATCAAACTTCCATGGTTGCTGGTGTGCCGTCCTCGCTTCTCGGTTATGGCGTAGAAATCTCTGATTCCATGCCTAGTATCGCAGCGAACACCTTCCCATTGGCTTTTGGTGACTTCTACCGTGGTTATCTGATCCACGATCGCCTCGGTATGAAAGTGAAGATCGATCCTTTTGCTGGTCCAGAATATGTGGACTACTACGTCCGCCGAATCGTTGGTGGAACGGTAATGGATTCCAATGCTATCAAGTTGCTCAAAGTAGCAACTTCTTAAGAGAAAGGAGGAAGACATGAAATCCAATTATGGCGAACACGTAAGCAACGCAGAAGCGATTCCGGTTGCTGTTCATGCTGCAGATGTTGTAACTGCGGCTGGTATTGATCTGGCCGACTATGACGGTGTAGGAATCAATCTTGCAGTTGGTATCGGTGGAATCACTTTCTCAGGTACAAACAAGATTGACATCAAAGTTACGGAATGTGACGAACTGGCCGGAACCTATACAGCGGTTCCGGACAGCGCAATTCCTGAAGTAACTGTTGCCACCGGCGGAATCATCAAAACTTTTGATGAGGCTCATGCTGCCGCGGCCCAGTATAACTTCACATACAAAGGAAGCAAACGTTACATCAAAGTAGCGGCTGATTTCAGTGGAACCCACGGAACCGGCACACCAATGGCTGCCACTGTCAATCGTGGACTGCCTCATCTGCTACCCACAAGTTGATCTGACTTACTAAATATGACCTGGAGAGTTCACCCTCTCCAGGTCTTCTGGAGGAATCATGAAAAAAGTTGAATTTACCAAGGATTGGAAGTATTCGGATGATGGATACACCATTAAAAATGTTAAATCCGGTGACGTTCTGGAAGTAACTGATGAAACATTCAAGGCCGCTGAAGAATGCGACGTTATAAAGTTTTCCAAAAAAGGAAACACTGGCGCACCTTCCAATAAAGCGACTGGACCGGATAAAAACAAGTAATCAATGAAGACCAAGATCACCACGCCACCTGTGATTGAACCGATATCACTGGACGAGGCAAAACTACATCTGAGAATCAGTCATACAACTGAAGATGAAATGATTTCTCGTGTGATTATTGCAGCCAGAAATTATTGTGAAGATATCACTGGCAGGGCGTTAATCAATAGAACAATCACAGGAGTTTCAAGTGAATATCCAGGCAGTGTAATTACTCTGCCTCATTCACCGTTAATCTCCATTGATAGTTTGAAAATGACAGATTCAGATGGGAATACAACGACCGTCAGTACTGATTCATACATTGTTGATACTTATGCCGAGCCTGGTCAAATCGTTCGAAAACAATCTGAAACCTGGCCTGTTGATTCTTTACAAGAAGTAAATGGTGTCGAGGTGATTTATCAAGCAGGTTATGGCACGGATGCTTCTGATGTCCCAGAAACAATCCGTCAAGCCATGTTGCTGATTATTGGCCATTGGTATGAGAATCGTGAAGATGTTGTTATTGGTCAGATACCTTCCAGGCTTCCGTTGGCTGTGAATTCTCTGCTTTCGATGGAAAAGGTATTCATTCTATGAGAGCAGGAAGACTCAGAGATGTTGTCACCCTGCAACGTCGAACTAATACGGCTGATGGAGCCGGGGGATATGTCGAATCGTGGAATGATCTTGCAGATGTCTGGGCGCATGTGAAAAGCATTTCCGGAAAAGAAGTATTTGTTTCCGGACAACTACAGAATGAAGTTACTCACCGTGTCTTGATTCGGTATTACAGTGGGCTGAAACCTAATGATCGAGTAGTTTTCGAAGGTAGAAACTTCAGGATTCATGCAATTAATCCACCAACGAATAAGAACAGTGCCATGGAACTCAACTGCATAGAGGTGATCGGCAAATGATTAGACCCACTTTGAAGATTCAAGGCGGAAAGGAACTCCTTGCTGACCTCGAAAAGATGTCAGCAGAGTTGCTGGAAGAAACTAGCGAAGCAATCAGAAAAGCGGGACTTGAAGTTGCCAAAGAAGCGAGAGCATTGGCTCCAAAAAGAACCGGCAAATATCGCAAAGGATTGAGAGCAAGATTCAAACGTGCTGCGATGACCTCGAGCATTAGTTCGTGGAAAATGCCAATTGGCCATTTATTGGAATTTGGCCATCAAGGACCAAAAGGCGTTTGGGTTTCTTCTCGACCTCATATGTTTCCCGCGCTCGAAAAAGCATCTGGAAATTTGAAAAAGGAAATTCAGAAAATCGTAAAACCATGAAACTACCTCTATTCGAAATTTCTACAGCGATTTATCAGATATTGAACAGTGCTTTGTTAATCGATGTCTACGGGCATGTTCCGGACAACTCGCTTTACCCATATGTCGTTGTTGACGAAGCAACGGCGGATGATTGGTCAACGAAAACAGAACCGGGAACTGAAGTGGTTCTCACGATAAATGGATTTAGTAATTACAAGGGAACGAAGGAAATTAAACAGATCTTGTCTGACATCACAGAAACCATCACAAGTGCAACGATCACATTAAACGGATTTACCGTGGTTACGCAAGAGTTGGAATATGCGAGGAACTGGCAAGACAATGACATTCATCGAGGCGTAACACGCTTCAAGTTTCAAATCGAGGAGGTTTAAAAAATGGCAGAAACAACTGTAAAAGGGGCAAACGTCCTAATTTATGCAGATGGTGTATTAGTCGGTGGTCAGCGAGGCTGCAATCTCAAAATCACAGCGGATACCATTGACGCAAGCGACAAAACTACTGATGGCTGGAAAGTGAAATTGGCCGGTTTAAGAGAATGGAGCATTGATGTTGACGCTGTTCTCAAAAGAGGAAATGCGGGATTCAGTGCACTTAAAACAGCCATCTTGAATGGCACAAGTATTGTTGCAAAATTATCAATTGATAATGATGCCGAAACATTTACTGGAAATGCTCTTGTAGTAGATTTTGACATGGGCGCAGAGCATGAAGATGTCGGCACAGCAAAATTTTCACTCGTAGGCGCAAGCCCACTAGTGGCTGCATAAAAAGGAGGTATTTAGATGTCACTAAGAACAGCAGTATCGGCAGACCTTGACGGTCTCTCGATTGACACTTCTCTGGCCGCTGCAGAAGTCGGTGGAGATGAATTCGTAAACACAGGAAAAGAAATTTTGATTGTCAAAAATGCAGATGCATCTGATAAAACAGTTACAATTTCAGCACAAAACAATTGCAGTCATGGATTCGCACACGATGGTGGCGGCACCGTTACGGCAGGTGAAACGGCAGTATTTGGACCATTCAACAAAAATCGTTTCAATGATACAAGTGAAAAGGTTCAGGTTGCTTACTCTGCAGTAACCAGTGTATCCATCGCAGTTGCGCAGGTGATTTACGAATGAGCAAATTAATCGGATTGAAGTTAGATCGTGATCGTTACCTTCGCTACGATATCAATGCTCTTGCGAATCTCGAAGAAGCAACTGGAATGACTATTGAGCAGGCAATGGATGAAAAGAAAATCCAAAGTTTGCGAGTAGTTAGAGCACTTGTTTGGGCTGGCCTTCTTCATGAAGATCCAAAACTTAAAATCGAAACAGCTGGCGATTTGCTGGAAGATTTTTTTGAATCTGGTGGTGAATTAACCACGATTTTTCAGAAAATTACTGACGCAGTTCTTGCTTGTGGCCTTTTTAAGAAAGTGGATACCTCCCCAAAAATAGGGAGCAAGCGCAAGGCCAAGAAGGCCTGAACCGGTCATTTTCTTTTAGAGAATGGGT